TAATTGTCCAATTGCTGAAGCTAACTTACTCATCATGCCTCTCCTGAAATGGGTTCTGGGGCTGTTACGGTGATAGCCGTGTGCCGTTTAGTTTCGCCTGTCCAAGACTTTCCGCAGTCAGGACATTCTCCATCTGGATACGAGGCGACCTCTTCTGGTGTGTCTACTACGTTATCACAGTGGTGGCACTGTAACGTATCTACGGACGTTGATGGTCTAAATTTAGAACCATCTCCTATTACTATAATGTGTTCATCATCGCTCATGTCGTACTCACTGTTACTGATCCAACTGTTCCTGTGGCTTGAGATCCACGAAGAAAAGCGGAGTGGGTTAAAGGTACTCTAACATAACCATCATGCTGAAATAAAGCCCCAGGTTCTAATCCGCTATCATCTGTTTGCAAATCAGTTATAGTTATGTCTGTTGCCCTTACGTCACCTGGGTTTTGAATCTGCTCCAAAAACACAGAAAACGCACGAATAACTTCTGCAAAATAAGTTCTTTGATATTGATCTGGTGGTATTGGAAAATATGGGCGGGATAAACGTCTAGACATTAGCGCCTCCCATCTGTTCGTATGTCAAGGCGGGGCGAACCCAATCGCCAAGTCACACCAAGATCATCCGATGCAATCTTAAAACGCATCTGTCTACCACGAAGTCTAAAGTGTAGTTGTTCTGTTCTTGCATTTACCGAGGCGGCTTGTGTTTTTACAAAAGTATCTGTTTCTGTTTTAGAATACGTGCCGTCTGGTGCATTTTTTACATCCAGTATTATATTTACGTCAGGCAACAGTGCACTTGAGTCTTTGAAATCTACATCTGGTATCATTTTACGAAGCAACATAAACTGTTCACCATCTCCTATATCAATAGGACTGGATTGAATATAGGCATTGATTGGAGTGATTGGATTAGTTGTGCCATCATCAAATCCGATTTCATGCTCATAAATATAACCGTCAGCATTTGCTGCAAAAGGGAAATCAAAAATACCCCTGTCAATCCATGCAGTTCTACCAAAAGATCCATAATACCAAACCTGTTCTAAATAGTTATAAACAACGTATCTATTTACTTCATTGCTGTTCGCAGAGGGATAATACCACCAGATCTCTGAATGTTCTGTATTTAAAGCAGCATTAATTTTATCTATCTGTTCTTCATTTATATCAGAAAAAACAAAGTCTCTTACCATACATGGGAGTCTTTGAACGGCACCACTGTATACATAAAACTCTGCTCGACCCATCCAATACACGTTATCGTCCACAGCTATAGCAGCGTTTGGACTAGCAATCGTAATGTTTTCTGACAGTGATGTTACACCAAAAGTAAACGGTGGCCCAAGAAACTGCATTGAATACAACGTGGTATCTGTAAAAACGAGGATCTGTTGTCTGGTTTCAAGAGCAGTAACAATCTCTGAACCAGAACCGAGACGCAACTCTCCTGCTGTATTGGTCGCTGTGGATGCCCAGTCGGTTAAAGATTCTTGGGAGGAGAATCGTATAGCCAACGGATCTTGGACACCCGGATTAGCCTCTGTATCACAACCAAATGCTATGATATGTCGGTCTCGGTCTGATACTAATATTTGTTTTGCAACTGTCGGTGTAGATGTAGCACCTGCCAAAGTGCTTATATCAACGGCTCTACTGGATAATGTATTTGTTTCATCCCAGTAATATATACCGCCATCTCGCACATTCATTATAAGGTCTTCACCAAAGTTGTCATGTGACCAAAGACGAAGAGTGTTTGTTACAATCGCATCTGAAGAGGCAGATCCCCAAGCACCTCGAGACCATGTTCCCGCACCCCATCCTGCACCAGATACACCAATATCTAACCCTGTGTTGATCTGATAGGCACCTACAACAGAACCACCGCCATTGCCAGTGTCAGATCCATTAGCAGTTACTAATGATGGATTTAAACCTCCGTTGTATGTTATTTCATATATGGAAGTATTAGCAGTTCTTGCCTTAATTTTATAACTCGCTGTGTTTATAACCTCTGTTACATAATACTCTTGATTAAGAACATCAGCCGTAATCAAACCGCCAAGACTTGCTGCGCCAGAGTAAGTTACAAAATCATTTACAACGGCACCGTGATTTGTGTGACTTACTGTAAGTTCTGAAGAGCCATTTGTTGCTGCAAAGGTAATTGCACCCGCAGAAGTTGTAAGTCGCAAAGGTGTGACATCATTATAGAAACCACCTTCATCAATGTAATATTTAAGATTCGTACCAACACCAACATACTGGTCTCGATCCAAAGAAACCCAAGGATGTAATGCACGACAAGTACCAAGAAACGAGTTCGTAGATCTCTTTTGCCAACCACCTATTTTTTCAGGATAGCCCTTTTGAAATCTAACGTTATCAATATCAAACCAACCACCCTCATTAGAGTAAGCTGTTATCTCGCGATTTACTCCAGGTTTGAACTGTAGTTTGGATAAAGGCATTAACTAATCTCTTCATACGACACTATAACTTTAAAATCATTTGCTGTTCCGGCGGTAGCACTTAATGAAGTGCCTGTGCTCCCATTCTCTTCTAGATATATAGGAGCATCTTTTGTCACTACATCAAAAAAATCGTTGTTGTTTACAGATTTAAGTTGCACAAGTTCTGTAGCTGTACCACCCGCGTTGGTTGCATTGTGATAGCTCACAGTGCAAGTCTTTGCCGCACTACCATCTACGTTAACTAAACGCACAAGATTTACTTTAAGAACTTTGTTATTGCTCCCTGGATTATTAAGAATTGATGTTTGAGAACTAGTTGTCAGGTTAGTTACGTTAACCTTACCTGTCATCGTTGTTAATGCTGCAATATTTGGTTCTGCCATATCTTTCTCCTATCCCAGAATAATACTGAGGGCTATTGATGTGTTAGGTGCAAGGTTAGAGAACCCTATAGTTCCTGACCCGTTTGTAGTCAAAGCTCTATTCGCACTCCCATCTGAGGTTGGTAAAGTAAGAGCAGTAACAAAACCCTGTAGGTTTGCATCATAGGCAAGAACGTTTGATCCAATCGCTAACCCAAGGTTTGTTCGAGCATCAGCAGCAGAACTAGCGCCTGTTCCGCCATCCGTAATAGCTAAATCTGTAATACCTGTTATTGATCCGCCTGTAATGTTTACGCTACTCATACCAAGGTTAGCTGTGATATCCACAACCGCAGCCCCTGATCCTGCGCCATCTGCATAAATTATGGCGTTGTCACCATTTGCTACAGTTACATTTGCACCTGACCCTTGGCTAAACGTACAAGCCTGACCTGATCCATTTACTACAAAGTATATATGCTGACCGTCATTAGGAGCTATCGTAATCGTACAAGCTTGGGTTGCTCCAGATAAGACAAGAGTTTTAAACTGACCGTCTGACAAAGCTCCATCACTTGTTGTAAGTGTGTGCGCTGCACCAGAAGAACTGAGATCTATTGTACCAACGCCGTTGGTTAACCGATCTACTATGTTTAAATTTGTGTTAGTGGTTGTACCCCATGTACCTGACTGCTCACCGTTTCTGATAAGCTCAATACCACTATTTGTTGCATATGTACTTGGCATGTTTTTTCCTACGCAGCTACAATTTCTGTCCAGATAGTATCATAATCTGGAATTATTCTACCCCAAACTAACACAGTTCCTACTTCTCCGCTACCCGCAACTCCTCCAACTGTTACAGAAGAGCCACCCTTAACTGTAACAGAACCAACAGCACCTGTAGCAGCTAACGATGCAGCGGGAATAACGGCGGTTGTTCTTTGCGTAACTGTGCCCACACTTGCAGTAACAGATAGACCTGTTTCTGGAACAATCGCATCCCCAATAACAGTAACTTGATGTAGGTTAGCACTTGCTGAAAGACCAGTGATCGTTGGTTGTACGTTGATAACTACGCTTACTGAACCAACCGCAGATGCTAAAGCAGAAACAGTCGGGAGATTTACTAACGCCGTACCTGTAATCGTCGGCCCTGTAACTCCTCCAGTTCCTGCTACCCCTGTGACACTTACATCAACATTCGTGATTGGTGTTACATCATTTGTAGAACCTGTTGCGGTTAAACTACCGACAGGAATAGCAATACCGCCACCAACGCTTACAGCTACCGTGCCTACTGCACCTGTACCAACGAGTCCACCTGCGGCTAGGTTGTTGTCTGTAACAAGAGAAACTGTGCCAACAGAGCCTGTTGCACCAACGCCTGTTGCCAGAACACGAGTAACGGACGCATCATCACCTATCGGTACTTGAGCTATCGATGTTGCGCCAAAAAACATTTAGGCTACTCCTGAATTAAGAGGCTTTTTTATTTCCCTCAACTGACCGTATCAAAGCATCTGTGTAGGCTTGCTGAGATACCTCTACAATGTTTAGCTCCGCTTTTATCTGTGCTATCTTAGTTTGGCACAAACGAATCTGATTGATAATACCTTTTTGTTCATCACTAAAAGTATCTATATCATGATCTGTTCCGTTTATAGAAACAATGTTTGTTTTATCTGTCATATTTATTCCTCTTCAAGAGGGGTGTTTTCTGGAATGGTATTAATTTCCCAAACACCTTCATAAGTTTCTCCATCATCTTTTAGATTAAAACCTGTCAACCTAGCTGTCTGAGTTTCAGAGTTGTAAGAGGGCATGTTTGATACATCTAAGGGATGTAGTGTTCCATCTACTAAAATTTCAGGATCATCTGTTGAAGAAACCTTTGCTGTAGTAGAATCAGTATTATGTTGGCTTACATCAAAACCAGATTGGTCTGCGAGAGGAACATTAAACATTCCACTTTCCAAGCCTTTAGTGGTAAAAAGTTTTACTAACATATAACCTCTCCTTTAAGCCGCGTCTTCTTCAATGATAAACAAATTCCAACTACAATCTCGAAAAGCACGATAGCTATCGGTTGTGTATTGCTCTGCTGCGAAATCATAAATGTAAATTGTTTCCCCTGCAAAAGCATGAACTTCTCCGTATTTTGTGCCTGCAATACCCGCAGCACTACTACCGTCAAACCCTCTATATGGAAACATGGGAAACGCCATACTTGTTACAGTAGTACTGGTGACACCATCAACAGCTAGCGCACCGTAACTTATAGAATTACCAATACTTGTCCAGTTTCTTTCAAACCAAACGGTAGAGGTTCTAGATGTATTTCTTTCTTGAACCATACCATCCATTAAATAACATTTAGGGTTATAGTCTCTATTAGGCATATGAGCATAGTGCCCTGTATTCGCATGGTAAAAATGATTAACAAACATATTTGCAATATTATTACTCGTTCTTGCGGTAGGAAAAAAAGCAGTCAAAAATCTATTTGAGGAAGAAGCCGATGAGCCTCCTGCATAAAAACCTCCTACAGACCTTGCATTATAACTTCCGCCATAAGCAGCATAACTTATTCCGATCCTAGCTACTTTTCCAGACGGAACAGTATATCCAGTGGATGCATTATCGTAATAGTTACTGGTTTGTGCTCTATAGTAACCAGTATAGTTTTTGATGGCTCTACCCATTATTATTCTCCTTTAAAAAGCTGAAAAAGCCGTACCGCCGCCGCCTGCGGCATCAGCCCATGTTGCTGCTGAACCAGATCCCGCAGATGTTAAAACTTGTCCTGCTGTGCCGTAACTATTACCTGAACCTAAACCAATTTTACCTGGAATACTAACATCACTATTAAAAGAAATCGAAGCTGCCTCTGACGCATCAACAATAAAAGCAGATATTGTGCTTCCACCGTCATTTACTTTTAAAACGAAATCGCCATCTTGTTGAGGGTTTATAACCTCCAAGTTTAAACTTGCTTTTCTTATAGTACCAAAGGCAGTGCCTGCATCTTTAAGCTGAAGTTCTCCAGTATCAACATCAACAATTAAGTTACCACCAAGGTCTAAAGTAAGATCAGCACCATCAGATATAGTTGAGTCATTAATCGTAATATCATCAATGGTAATAGTGCCTGCGGTTATAGAAGTAAAATTACCTCTACCTGAAACATCTAAAAGCTGACTAGGACTCGCAGTTCCTATACCCACTCGATTGTTGGTGCTATCGACTACGAGCGTGGTTGTATCTACAACAAGCTCCGCCGCTGCGCCGTCTGCTATGAAGTCTCCTAAGTCTCTTGCTCTAGTCATGTGTCAGTCTCCGTTATGTGATCACCGCTCTAGTCTGCGTTATAGTACCCAAAGATGATTGTCCAATAAAGTTTGCCGTTGAGTTTGACGTTGAGTTTTTAAAAGAAGTTGCAGACGCAGCGACAGTATAAATTTGAAGAGTCGCGGAAGTGAGTGATTGTACTGTTTGGCCCGTGTTTGTGGGTGAATAACCTGATACAGTGCTAAACGTATTGTAGTAATGCACATATCCTCCTACATTTAAATAATCTGACGATACCTTTGTTCCATCTATAGGTACTACAAGAGAACCGCATGTATTATGCGCTTGGTTAGAGGCATATTGCCTTACCCAATATGGAAGATATATTGCGTCACCAACAACTGCCAAAGACTCAGAACGGCTATTACTTGTATAAGGCATATTATTGCCTCTGCCATATTGCCAACCATCTTCAGTTTTATAACCATTTACAAATTTATTTGTACCGTCGGACCCATTTAAACCCCAAATTACACTTGCTTGAAAATTATAAGTACCCCAAAGATACCTTGAAACTATAATAACATCACCGTTACCATCAGGAATAGCACTACGCCCCTGCCATGCATTAGTTGTGTATTGTAATTTTCTACACCAATTTACACTAGGGCTAGAGGGTGTACTGATGTCAAATTGAGTCACATAACCTTGTGAGCCACTATCAACGATATACGCTAAGTCATTGTCAGCGTCTACTGTAATAGTATTTTGCGTATTTGATGACGAGTTGCCACTCCCAATAGCCCTAGCGGATGTTTGAGTTAAACTTGATCCAGAACCATCAAAAACAGATAAGTATTGTCCACCAGGACTTGAACCGCTTCCTGCGTGGCTTACATACAAATACGTTCCGTCTGTGGCTATACCTCCTGCATCCATGACTGTTGGACTTCCTGCTGTCCTAAATGCATTTTCCCAAGTAATTGAGCCGCTGTCACTTATCTTTACAATAATATTCCATACTGTAGTTTGCTGCCTTACTGTGAATAAAAAGAAATTGTTATCCGTTCCAGTGCGAACTGCTCCACAAAAATGAAACACACTTGTATAATTGGTCTGATCTTGCCACCAGAAAACCACATGACTATCTACAGCTTGGTTCTGTATATCAACTTTTTGTATAGCAAACACATTGTTCATTGTGTAATACCAAGGAGCAGAAGCACCTACTCTAACCCTTAAACACTGCAACACGTCATCGTCTGATATGGGTAATATTGATTGGCATGTTTGTTCATTAAGGTTGCCACTAACGCCAGTGCCACTTACATTGACTGAGCAATATTTATCAATAACCCCATTGTTGTCCATACGCATAAGTACTGGATCACCTTTGGAGTTACCGTTTAGATTATATATGTTTGCTCCTCTAAACAATTTATTAGTTGTTTTTGCAAAAACACCACCATCGCTAAGAGCATTAGAAGCGCCAACAGTGCTAGATCCATCACGGTAAATTTCAGAAAAATATTCTTGACCACCTACCGCTGCACCAATACCACCAAAACTCCTAGCTGAAGCTGCACCGAATGTTGAAAGTAAAGGCATATATAATTCCTACGCGAACTGTGTTTGAGATGCTAACACTGTGAATGTAGCATCTGCTGTCTTAATAATCGTGAATGAATAAGCATCAATACTAGATGCGTTACCTGCTGTAGGTGCTGATCCACCTGACCACTTAGGTGTAACTGATGAACCATCTACTTGATAAGCGTTGAGGTAGTAAGCTGTACTTCCTTGTGTAGCAAGAATTGCAAATGTCATGCTTTCTCCAGTAGCCATGTTAGAGTTAGCATTACTGAAGTTTATTGTTCTGTTAGCTGATTGGTTTGCGGTAAGAAATGTTACAGCATTACCTTGTGTGTCTACCGTAAGAGTACCAGAAGTCGATGTACTAGTGGTAACTTTTTCCTCTACGGAGGTTATCTGAGACACACCATCTGCAATTATACCACCACTAAGATATATGTTTTTCCATCGTACAACAGGATCACCTAAATCGTCAGTACCATCTGATCCTGATCCTGTCGTTGTGCAAGGAACTACACGAGTGTCATTATAATCAAATCTTAAACCAGTATTTGCTGATGAAATAAACATATCATTTAATTCAATACCAATAACACCACGTTGTGTTGTGCCTTCGTAAAACTGAATCATATCACCTTCGTCAGTAATTCTACTAACGGTTAATGGCGTTGTGCTATCAGCATTAATCTCAACACGACCTGTACTTTCTATTGAAGTACCTGCTGTTCCTATAGTGCTTGTAGTTTTTCCAACAATTAAATTACCGCTACTGTCGATACGCATACGTTCTGAGCCGTCTGTTTCTACAGTAACCGTATCAACCGCAGGGAAACGTATCGCTGTGTTTGTATCTCCACTGTGAACAATCTTATCGGCAATCGTTACATCACCACTAAACGTACTTGTTGTACCAGTAAGATCACCTGTAAGCGTTCCGCCTGTAAGCTGTAGGTATCGAGCATCTGATTGAGTTTGTGTGTAAACATTCGCTACGGTCTGTGTCGCAAATGCAACAACATCAACGGTGTCGCCTACCGTTGCACCAGACGTAAGAACAACCGAAGTCCCGTTTGTGGCGGTGAAATCTGCTGCTGAAAGTTTAGATCCGTTTAAAAAGACCTCTACAAACCCCACAGTATATGAAACTGAAAAGGTTGTTTGGTTTGCTGTCGCAGTAAAAACTGTAGTGGTAAAAGTTGTAGGCTGTAAGTCTGCCGCTATCGCCGTAATAAATACAATAGCATCTCCTGATAAATTAATAGCATTACCACTATTGCTACTTTCAGAGACAACCCTGGTGAGAGTTGTCCCTGAAGCAGTAAAAACACCTGAACCAAGCTCAAAGCTACTTGTGCCGTCTTCTATACAGTACCTGACTGTATCTCCATCGGCTACACCTGCTGCGGTAAAAGTCTGGAAACCGTCAACCGCTGAACCCAAAGTGATTGTGCCAGTGCCCGTAGTGGCGGTTGTCATCTTGGCACGATTGACCAGTTTTACCATAGCGGCACTCCAAACTTAGTTGTTAAGCAATACGAATGATTGCGTTACTTGCGTCAGCCGTTGGGAACACAATCTGAAAGTCCCCAGAAGTTGATGATTTATCAGAACCAAAATCTAGAACAACTACACTTGGATCTCCTGTTGCACTGTCATTATAAATCAATGCGCCACGAGCCGTGATTGTTGCAGATGTAAACGTAAGATCTGCAAAGTCGGTCAACGCTGTAGTTCCTGATGTTGTTGGTGTTACGTTTGTAAGAGTCCCGCCACCCGCAGAATATGTACCAGAGTTTCCTACTTCGTTAGATGTAGTGTACGCTGTGGTCGCTGCGTTGAAAGAAGCGTTGTTATCATACAAAGCTAGTTTGAAAGTATTACCACTTGAGTTGGTAAAGTTGTGTGTTGCAGTCATCAATTCTTTCTTGAATGATGTGCACATAAAGTTGCCGCTAAATGCCATTTTACATTCTCCTTATAAGCTCGGCTAGTTCAGGATGACCTGCGTCCTTGAGGGCATTATACACAGATGTACGGTCACTGTGAATAGCTTGTCTCATGTAGTAGGCCACCAGTTTTTCCAGATGCTTAGAGAAGGCATTAGCCTGATCCCTTATTACTGGATGCGCTGAATCCGATACAGATATGATTTTCTGTACACACTGTTCGGATAATTCATCAGGGGTTAGACCCCTGTTATGAGTTGTGTTTATTTGTACCAAAGATTCATCTTTAGGTACGCTTACATCTATTTTAAACATTATTGTTTAGCCCTAATTACTTTTCCCGTTCTATATTCATCTGTTGTCTCTTTTGCTTCGCCAAGCATCTTAATGCCAACAATAGATTCTTCAAAGCGTTTATTATACATTGCCATCATATCTTGATCGCCTTTCATGTAAATATATGCCTCTATCATTGCGCCGTATAACAAAGCCATTTCAGCGTTTTCACTCAACCAAGTTGTACCGCTATCAGACAACTCTGTAATACTTTGAGGTCTATAAAAATAATGAAGTTCCGCAGTAAAAGCGGCATTTGGTGTAGGTGCCATTAAAAAATTATCAACATCAAAAACACAATAATATCTTGGTAATCCTGTTGTGGTAGGATCTGGTGTATATTGTTGTAAAAAACTTGGATCTTTAAAATCTAAAAAGAATTTATCTCCATTAGATCCTGTCATACTCATAGAAAAAGGAGCAAGAAAATCAGATGGAACTTTTATATATTGTATAGATGCTGTTGTTTGTGCCGTTGCATTTTTACGAAATAAACTAAGTTGCACACTTTTAAGAATACGCTCTTCTGATAGCCTGATAAACAATGGTATATTATTTACAAAACTTGTTTCTTCATACTCTGCGTATTGTTTTATAGCATCTTTTAACTGTAAATATGTAAAGCTCATGTCATCACACTATTGTTATGTTCCCTACCATACTACCATGATTTGTGCATTGATACACTAAAGATGTATCACTAGGCTCATGTGGCACAATAAATTGTGTCAATCCTGTAGTAGAATTAAAATTTTCTGTTACCCCTGTGGTAAACGCAGAACCTCCCGCAGAGGTTCTAATTTGTAAAGGATGACTCCCTACATTAGACGTATTATCTATGAGATAAGTATGTCCTTTATAAAAAGTAAAGTTTGGATTGTCTCCAGAAGTAGCACCAGGACCAGTAAATGTATACGCAGATGAACCGTTTGTGCCTGCTACGTATTTAGTTACAGGGCCTGTTGTTTCATCATTTACTCGAATCCACGCCCCACCGTGCGCGAAATATAGTCCTCCAGTTGCATGAACGTGAGCCACAGCGCCATGGTATGTAGAGGCACTCGGTAAATCACTTAAAGCGGCATAATAAAATACAATTTTGTTTGCGCCAGAGCTTACATCTATAATTCCGTTACTATCTATTATATCAGTTAAAGTCGTGCCGTTTCCAAGAGCAGCGTATATCTCTGTGAAGTTTGCATTTATTTTAGTTGCACCTGCGCGAAGGGTGTCACCATTCCCATCATTTGCGCTGCTTCCTATTCCTACACTTTGTAAAGCCATATTCTATCCCTCGTCAAATGTATCTGTGGTAGAGTCTAAAGTAATAGATGTGCTGTCAAAACTTGGGGCGGTTACGGTAGGATTAACTGTAACAGATCCCATGAGAGCGTTAGCATTAACTCCAGACGGTGTAATATCATCATTTCCAGAATCAGAAGTTGTTATGGTAACAGTACCAACATTTCCATTTGCAACTAAATTATTTGGAGGTGTAACTCCTGTTATATCTCTAAAACCAACAGGATCGTAACCATACTGTATGTCTCTCTGTTCATCTAAATTTTGTTCTGGTCTTGGATCTCTTAATGCTTGAGGATCGGGAACTGCTCTAAGTGGCTGTAATTGGGGATGTTTTTCTTCCCACTCATCTCTACCAACAAGCAAACCATTCCATTCTTTACGCATATCTTTTAACCGATATCTGAATCCAGATCGGTCTGATATGCCAAAAGCATGTTTTCCTGTTGCAAATTTAGACAATACGATAGTTTCCTAAACTTGGTGTAATTTGAAAAGAAGCACGATCTCTATCTTCATCAATCGCTCTCCTCATTTCCTCTTCATATACTGCTTTTAACATCTGCACACGCTCTGGAGCACGTTTTAAAGCAATATAATAAGCTAAACCCGCTGATAAACATGGATAAAATCTAAATGGTATATCCATTGTATTAACCTGAGTATCAGCGTCATCTATTCTTGTTAAACAATCAAATACTAATACATCTGTGCTATTTTCTGGCAAAGGCCATATTTTTAAATTTGGCGTTAGTTGTCTATCTAAAAAAAACTGTGTTGGCCTTCCTGTTGTGGTTTTTGTAGGAATAGCAAGGTATGTATCCCTGCTAATCCTATCCATTGTAAAGTCTGTTCCGTCCCTTCTTACAACAACGGAAAGAACATCAATAACGTCTGTAAGCATGTCATATTGACCATCAGACGCTGTTAATGCTTGTGTTCTTTGCTTTATAGTCCACTGATTAAGACCACGATTTGCCCAATCAGCAAGCATCAGATTAAGAGATCTTTTGGCTGTTTTCAGGTCATAGCCTGTACGAGCCTCTAAACCGCAACGCTCAAAGGCTTCTTCTACATACTCAGCTACATCTAATTCAAAGTCTGTTGATCCTGATACAGCCATTTTTTATTCCTCGTTATAAAGATTATCAAAAATGCGATTTACGTCTAATGTATAGTCTAAATCACTTTTTGAATAGTGTATATGTTGTGAAGGTTTAAAATCGGGCGCACCCTCTCCCACAGCAAACCATGCAGGATGCGTTACTCTTACTCTGTTATTTGGTAAAGCCACGATATTACCTGTCCATTCTCCCGCGTCCAGTAGTTGTAAAACATGACTTTGTTTATGTTGTGCAGGATCGTCTGCTATCTCGCTCTCTGCATAATCAACTGTAAAAAGGTATTTAGCAGGATGCATTTGACCATCTACCTTTGCCAACCAAGGGCATGGGGTAGCACGATCTATGACATACACTGCATGATTATATGAAGCACAATCCCAAGGCTGTGCATCATAAGTTTCCATTGGTTCAGGCCACTCATCTAGAGGAATGTCGGCAACTAACGCGGTTATGGGCATTCTAGCCCACATTGCTCCACCGTGTACTGTGTCCTCCTCTTCACCTTCAGCTTCACTACCAGTAAAGATAACCTGAAAGCTAAGACACCTGTTTGGCATTGATGTAACGCCAACAACCATAGCATGTAAAAATTCGCCGTGATACTCTTCATGATTATGAGTGTATTCACGGCGAACCCATGCTTTAAAATAGGGTATATTACTATGTAAATATGGCATTATGCTTTAGTTACTTTATACCCCATTTTTTTAGCAGCAGCGCGAAGTTGTGCTACGGTCATTTTCTTTGCACCGCCTGCTCTACCACCTTTTTTCATCATCATAGGCTTTTTACCACCTGCGGCTCCACCCTTCATCATTCTTCTAGGTTTTTTACCGCCTGCGGCACCGCCTTTCATCATTTTTTTTACTTTGCCACCGCTACGATAGCCCTTCTTTTTCATCGCCATAAGTTTTCTCCTTTCAAGATTGTGTCACCGCACCCTTTGTGCGCTTACGCCGATTCTTCATAATTGCACCGCAACCTCTGGCTACGGCTGTGCCTTTTTTGGCCTTCCCTTTGAACGGCCTTTTGGGTTTCGTTTGTTTGATTTCACCGCCTTTTTTTGCGAATTTGACTTCTGCGGCTTTGGTGTTTTTAACGACTGTTTTGCCTTTTCTTCCTTCACGTTTCTTTTTTTCAGCGGTTTTTTTTCGCTCTTTTTTTGAGAGACTATTCGCTTTAGACCTTGGAAGACACCTATCAGGGTTCTTTTTATCTTTTGAAGTGCCGCACGGACCTTTGATTTCACCATCGGTTCCTATCCTTACCCAATCTTGTTTTAACCATTTTTTAAGTTCACCCATTAGACTTACCGCGCTTTTTTCTAATTGCTTCTTTACCTTTTTTAGCGATTTGAGCTTGTTTTAATTTTCCAGCTACCTTCGCTCTTTGTTCTAAAACTGTTAATATTTGTATCTTTCTCGCAAAAGGTTTGTTGATTTTTTTTACTTTTGCGACTGTATCTCTAGCATCTTTCTCCGTTGCATATTTTATAGAAACTGTATCTTTAGGATTTTCATCCGTATAAAGCCTACGACCACTTTTTTTAGGTTTTTTACCAGTTCCTATTTTAGGATCAGCCATTATCTACCTTTACGTTTACCGCCCTTTGATTTTTTAGCATAGTTTGGATCTTTACAATATTTAGATGCTGCAAGATTTGCATACGCTGAAGGGTATGTATCAAACGTTCTTTTTGCCCACGCTTTTCCCTCTGGGCAAATCTTACTACCTTTTGATTTTGCAGAAGCTTTTCCACCTTTTCTGTAGTAAGTTAAGCCTTTTGGCATTTTTTTACTTTTTGAAGGTGGCTTGGAAACTTGTTGTCGCATTTGCGCCCTCGACATTGCCATAATTTCTCTCCATATGTTCTTTGATAAAACTAATTTGAGAGGCCATAACCTCTGTTCTTTTATCCACTGCAATAAGAGTTTTAGTGACCCAATCAGCCCAACTATAACCAACACCGCCAACGCCGATGATGAAAGCTGTTACAATAGCTATTGTGACCTGTCTGTTCAGCACTTCCACCTTTTCCTCGCTTGTCTTAATCTTGAGTTAGGATTCTTTGCAGCTTTAGGAAACTTCTTCATTTGACCTGCGGAACGAGCGCAAAATGACTTACGCCTCTTTGCAGCTTTACTTCCAGGCTTTACTTTGCCAGTAACAGCCGTTTGCAACTTAGATCCTGGGTTTTTACGTCTGTAAGCAGCAACACCCGCCTTGGTCATTCCCGCCCCTTTTTTTGTGGGGCGGAAATTTTTTTTATTTCTTGCAGGCATTTTGTCTCTTTTACGAGCCATGTTGCACCTTTAAGATAGGAAGATAGTCAGTTGGTTACTACTTCCTGTAAACGCACTAACAAACGCACCACTTGTAGCAAGTATTCCATCATCTGGAATATTTAAGTGATGCAAGCCTGTTGGAAAGGTTTGCGTAAGTAACGTATCACCTGAACCGCTTCCATCTTTAATTGTAAAAGCTCCTGCCGCGCTTGCAAATATTACAACTTGACGAATGCGTGAACGTGCGGGGCCAACAACAGCCGCAGAATCTCCTTGCGTAAAATTAAATGCTTGTACTGGACCTGCCATACTAGCCTCCTATTACGCTAGGTTATTGTTTTGCTGATACAGAATGGTAAAACGAACCAAACCCGCATTTGTTGAAGCAGAAGCAGTGACAGTTAAACGAATATCCGCTGTTCCTGTATCTTGCCATGCTAATGCCGCACCTGCTTGTGTAGTCGGGTATTTGCGTCCTGCATCTGTTCCACTTGCAAATGTGTTCAAAATAGTAGCTGCGCCACCTACGGTATCACCAACACTCAAGTTTGTTGAGGTATTAGCCGCCGTGATAACATCAATAACACAGTCAATAATTTGAGAGTTTGCAGGAATTACAACGTCAGTAACTTGTGCAGCTACTGCTCCGCCAGATAAATCCACTGAAAATGTCTGAGCCAT